AAAGCTCTCTGAGCGTGGAAAGCTACGTCTGTTCTTTTTACTTTACTTATTATTTTTCCATCACCTACGTAAGCAATTATAAATTGATTTATAATATCTTCTAAAGATGTAAACTGGTAATTACCTAAGTCATCACCTTCGTAGTATTGCTGATCTGTTCCTGTTAATAATCCCATAGTCTTACGTTAATTCTTGTTGTGTCTTAGCTGCTTCTTCGACGTTAGCAATATTTACTAGATTAGCATCTTCCATCATTATTCCAGCTAATTCTAAAATATCAAAAACTAAAGAAGTTTCCTCAGATGGATGTAATTGAAAGTCGGTTGTTGTTGCTTGATTATAAGTTGCTTGCCCTAGCGTTATGTTATAACCCCAATATGCTGTTGTAGGTTGTGCTACATAATTACAGTTTACAGTTGTGGTAGAATAAGCTGGTGTCGCTGAACTAGGATAGAACTGTAATGTTGTTGCAGATCTTCTTGCGTAAACAGGTCTAAGTTGAGTAGCTTTGTATAAGGCTGTTTGTTGCATTAATTCAACCTCTTTAGGCGTAACGCTTTCTACTCTAATACTTTTAGTACTATCATTATAAAAAACAGTACCTAATCGATATACGTCCGTTGGCAGTGTCATTGTAGCACTATTTACAGTAGTCATATCTATGTTGTACTTTTCAAAGAAAGCTATTTTTTCTTCTAATATATTTATTCTATCAGAGTAAGCAGAGTCGTTACCAGGAATTCTTAAGAATTTGTCTAGCTCATAGAAGTAATTCTCAAATATTTTCATTTGAGCTTGGTTGGCAAATAAGTTAAATTCCTGAGGCGTAATATAACCTCTTTGTTCTTTGTTGGCAATAGCCAAAACTCTTTGATATACTGTATCTATACTTACTGCCATGTCTTTTTTATGTTGTGTAGTTGCTAGGCCACCTTTATCGTAGCCTAGCTTCTACAGATAATCACACTAATTCATTCGTTTTTCAATCGTAGAAAACACTTCCATACCTTCATCAGTCTTGAACCAAGATGCTAATGCAGAGTAAGGATGCTCGTCGAAAGGAACTGTGCATAGTTTTCTATCATTACTAGCCCAAGAAAAAGTTCTTTGGTCTGGTGATAGCTTTATGATATTCATTTCTGTTGCTTTAACTCCAATATTTCTAAGATGAACATTGTCGTCATTAGCTAAATTTAAGAACAAGTTTGGATTGTTTTTAGCAAACATAAGTAAATCTCTTTTAAGTTCTTTAGAACTCATCTTAGACACTTTAGAACCAATCTCTACTCTCATGATAGCTTCAGCCATATCAATTTCCATTGCTACAGCAGCATTCATAGCTTCTAATTCTAATTCAACGTTATCAACCTCATACGTAGCTTCTGCTACAGGATTATATTCCGAATACAGAATATCTTTTAATGGGTGGTAAAGTGAAAGTAATTTTTGAAGAACTTGCTTTTGCTTTGGAACAATCAATAATCCATCTTCAAAAACAATGTGAGACATCCTGTGTTGACCACCTAGCATCTCATCTACGAAAGGAGATTTTTGATTTGTAGTATTTTTCAACTCTCTCTCATATCCTTTTTCTTCATCAAACCAAAAGATATTTGAAGATGGAATCATGTGTGTTATAGGTGTCTTAGAACCTTTAAGTACATACGTCCTATCTTTCATCTCCCATTTAGTTCCTTTTTCTAATTGCACCTCTCTAGTTCCTGTTGGAATTACCGGAGCAGGCGCTGTACTTTTTACTGTTTTTTTGCTTATCTCAGTCTTTACCGAGTTATTGCCTAATTTTGTTTTCTTTGTCATAATATAATATAATAATAATTAGTTAAAAAAAACTACCCCATCCGAAGACAGGGTAGTTATTAATAATTGTTAAGACTATTTTAACAACATGAAGTTGTTAGCGCCTTGAGTTACTAAACATCTCTCAGATAAGTAGTGTACTTCCATAGCATCTAAAGAAGATGATACAGCACCTACAGATCCTGTTACCCATGTTTTCATCTTACGAGACTCAGTTTGAGAAGCTCTGTAACGTACGTGTAAGAACGGACGCTTCATGTTTTTCCCTAACATTTGATCGTAAACTGAAGAAACACCAGCTGGAACAATAAGACCATTAATATCAACGAATGATCCACGAGTTGTGAAATCGTTTAAGTATTTCCAGTCAGTCTTGTAGAAGTCATAAGAACCTCTTCTGAAACCAGTGAAACCTAAGTTTAATGCCATATCAGCTTCGTTGTTGAATACTCCGTAAGAAGAACCAGCAACGTTATTAGCATTAGCTCCAGCTTGTCCTTGTGCAGCACCATTTAAACTAGCTAGCATATCATCGATAGCAAGAGAGTGGTTTCTGTTTAAGAACATCATGTTCTCTTCGATAGCTCCTTGAGTATCAAATCTTTTCAAGATAAGATCAAAAGTACCTAAAGTCGTTGTTACATCATCAAAACCACCAGTTGTTACGTTACCTCTGTTTTCAACAGCGGCAAATACACCTTCAGTTCCTGATAAAGCACCAAGATCACCTATAGTTCCTGCACCAGCAGCCGTAAGCTCACCTTCAATACAAGTCATCTCACAGTAATCTGTAAATCTAGACATTGTATCTCCTGAAGCTTTTAGATACCATAGGTAACCATTTTGTCCGCTTTCGCCAGAAACCTCAATCCAACCAATTTGAGATGCATCAGAACCTGATACTTCATACAAATCTTTGATGATTGCTGGTTTGTTAGTTAAAGAAGCAAAACTTGGCTCTAGAGACTCAGCTCTACCGTTAGTTCCTTTCTTGTACTCAGATCCAAATACGAATCCAGTTACAGCACCGTCAACAAATACTATTGCACCCGCTGTGTCCATAGCCGCTTGAGTATAAGGTACTACTGTGAAAGTATTAGCATCTTCAGCTGTTACTAAACACTTAAGTGTTCCTGCTGCTTGATTTAATACTACAGTGTCATTCAATCTTACAGAGTGACCGTTTGATGTTACAACACCTGTTGCTGCTACGATCGTACCTGCTGCAGAAACGTGTAAACGTCCTTGCTCAGACCAAATAACTTGATCAGAAGCCATTGCTTCTTCTGCTCCTACTTGTGATAAGAATCCAGATAAAGTTCTGTTTCCAAAAACTTCTGCTTCTTGTTCCATTAATTCTGGTAAGTATTGCTGTGTCCAACCTAAGTTTCTTAGGTCTAAGAAAGCATCACTTACAGTTTGTTTTACTGCCGAAGGAGTTGCTGGTAATGCACCTGCTCCTGGCGTAATTGTACCTACTGCCATAATTTCTAATTTTTAAAGTTAATTACTTTTTTCTCATTTTTACTTTGAATGATGGTGATTGTTCACCGCTCATCACTTTAAACGTAGTACCACTGACTTTAACTTCACCAAGACCTTGTCGAGGTTGCATACTCACATTTTTGCTTTTAGCAATTGAGTCTTTTAAAGCATCAGCTTTACCTTGTTCATAAAAGTGCTGCGCAATGTTATCAGCGTTCATCGCAGTGTAAAGAGATTTATGATAACCCTTAGCGTCTGACATTGTATTATCCTCTGCCAAAAACCTTTTGACGAAATTATTGATGTCGCTTTGTGTATTCTTAATCTCTTGCGCGTTTTTCACATTGTATCTAAACTTCTTATCACCGATATTGTATTCAAAACCTTTGAATTCATCATTAAATAAGTTGTTTGTCTTCTGATCAAACGCATTCCTCTGTTTTTCAACAGTAGTCTTTGTAGCTTCTTGCTCTTTATTATATCTATTAAAGAACTGCAAAGCTTTGTTGGCCTCAGGTGTTAGCTTCGAACCATTTTTTATTTCTTCGTAGTATTTAGATTTTTGATCTTCTAAATGTAACTTAGCGCTTGCTACTTCTTCTTTTAAAGCTAGCTTCTTACGCATTATGTCTTTTTCATCATCATATTCTTCATCGTACTTAAAGTTATCCTCTAATAAAAAGTCTACTTCTTCAGATGATAGATGAGGTTTTGTACTTTCATAATAGCTTTTTAAAGCTGTCATGTTATCAAGTTCGTCTACATTTGCATTTAATTTCATGTAGTCGTTAAGGTCTCCACCAGTTTCGTCCATAAATGTAACTAGCTTTTGTATACTTTCCGGTAAAGGATTTCCAGTAGCCTCCGCTTCAGCTATAGCTTCTTCAACTTGTTCCGTAGCTGCATCAACTTCTTCTTGAGTTACTTCTTCTACTATTGACTCAACTTGTGCTTCTTCTTGCGCCTGTACTTCTTCTTGTTCCGGTGCGGCAACGGTAGCTTCATCGCTTCCATCCACTCCTGCTGTGTCAACTGTACTACTTGTATCTTCTGCTGGTTGTTCACTTAAATCTAATTTTGTAACATCTTCTTTCTCCTCTTGCGGAGCAAAGTTATCAATGTTTAATTTAGTTGGTTCTTCGTCTTTTTCAAAATGTTTCTTTTTACTCATAATATAAAATATAAAATTAATTAGTTGGTTTTATCTTGGTTCAAAATTACCTAAGTTAAAGCCACCTGTCATTACATCATTACCTGATGATTCAAAGTTTTTAGGCGCTGATTTGTTAGTTCTTTGCTCTATAAGCTCTGATTGTTGGCTTGCTTGTATCTTAGTTCTTTCGTCTTTTCTATCTTCTTTCTCTGTTTCTTTAGCAGAAACTGTTTCAAGTTCCATTTGTCTAAGTTCCATATTCATCTGAAACTCTAACATCATTAACTCTTTCTTTAATCCAGCTTCACTCATCATCTTTTGATTACCTAACTGAGCTTTCATTTGTTCCATCTGCATTTCCATCTGCATAGCGCTCTGCTGTTTCTGTACATCCATTTGAGCTTGAGCTGCAGCTGTTTGTTGAGCAGCTTGTTGCTGTAACTGTATGTTTTGTTGTTGCATTAGTTGATCTTGCTTCAACTTCTTATTTCTTCTTATCTTTAATAGTTGATTAGCTAACTTAACGTTTTTAATTTCTCTTAGATCAATAGCATCTTCAAGGTTTATGTTTTGCTGAGCTAAAGCTACTTGTATGTTATTTTCTAACATAGCTTTTTCCTCTTCATCTGGAGTTAGTTCTAAGAATATACCAAAGTCATATAAGTGTAAACTACTCATTTCTTCTAGTGTAGCTACACTGTGAGCTCCTATAGCTTGTATAAAAGCATTTTTAGTTGGAGAGTATTCTATAATATCAGATATTCTAAGTGATAAAGCTTCCGCTGTCTCTGTAGTTAAGAATAAACCAGCTTGTAATATATGCCTTGTTGCTGTATTAGAGTTTGCTGCTGCTAATTTCTGAACACCTACTAAAGCATTTTTATCTGGAGTACTACCGTCTCTAGCTTCATTTAACCCGGTAGTATCTCTAATCATTTGTAGATAATAATTGTACGTACCTATTAGGCTTTGCATTTTACCACCACCACTACCAGATTGTAATTCTTGAATAGGAACTCTACCAGGATTCATATCTCCATCAGCAGTCAATGATCTACCAATAACAGAACCTGTTTGGAAAAACATATTTAAAGCTTCTTGAGCATTGTAATTTGTTCCATTACCTAAATCAACTTCAGCTAAACCGTCAGCATCTAAATAAACCCCATCAGGAACCATTCTAGACATTACTTGTTGTAGCTTTAAATGAGTTAGCTGTATCATATCAGCAAAACCAGTTATTCTACTTACAAGCGATTCTATTGCACCGTTATACATTCTTGGAGCTACAATAGAGTAATTCATTTTAACCTTAGTGAAATCACTCTTAGGTCTCATCATGTTTTTAGATAATTCCCACTTCAATAATTTATCTGACCCAACTACTAAAGCTCCTTCGTATAGAACTTCTATAGATCTTTGAAGCTTCTCAAATCCAGCATCTTCTCCTTGTGGTCCTTCAAATGTATCGTCTCTATCAATTGCTTTATCAGCACCTGTTGCAGTTTCTTTAACTTTGTAGACTTCATTCATATAAGTCTTGTAGTTGAAGTAAAGAACAGTAACTTGATTATTATCGTAATCTGTTTCTGGAGTGTTAGGAGTATTAAACCTACCCAAGTTTTGAGTACTTGTTGTTTCAATCTCTGCTAACTCTTCTTGCGTTAAGTGTGGAAACTGCTTTTTTAATTCGTTTATTGGAATTACTTTAGCTTCACCTACATAGTATATATCTTCAAAATAAGGAGACTCAGTATATGAGTACACTAAATTTGCAGGGTCTACATATTTAACGGTAACACCTTCTGATGTGTTGAAGTCTGTTTTAACAGCACCTATACCTAGTACAGTTAGATCGTAATAAAATCTTTTCTTAGTAAGCTCATATCTATTACCTTCTAATAGTACATTGATAGCTTGTTCTTCAGCAATCTCTACAGCTTGTTTGTATTCTAGTTGCATGTGCAATGCT